TGTTAAATCACATTGTAATAAACATGATAAATATAAAAAAGGTTGTCCAACTTGTAGGTTATTAAATGCCAAGTAGTACAGCAAAAAAAGTTTTAGCAAATAATCCAGAGAAGCAAATACTTTTTGATAATTTAATGAAAACAGAATATGATCCTAGTATGTCACATGAAGCAAATACTAGTAATGTTCTTGGTTTAATTAGATTAAAAGATATGGGGCCTAAATCTATACCTGGTAAATCCTCAGGTGGAGAAATAGAGTTAAAAAAAGGTAGCGAATACATAAAAGATCTGTTATAAGATCGAGTGTTTGACGAACTCACAAAAAAAGAACAATTAATATTCTTAGCAGGGCTATTCGAAGGTGAAGGCTGGTTCGGAATTCAAAAAAAGAAAGAAGGACACACTCCTGCAGCAGTTTTGGAAGTGCAGATGTCCGATGAAGAAGTTGTTATACTATTTCAACGATATTTAAAAACAAATAGAAACATTCGTAAGAAAAGCAAAAAAGAAAAAGCACACTACAAAGATATTTACAGGTTTTCTATAAAAGGTTACCGTGCTTTACACCTTATGGAGGAGATGCTACCATATTTATGCAAAAGGAGAAAAGAACAATATTATGATGTGGTTAAATCTATTGGGAATGGGCCTAAAAACTGGAGCTCACCTATATTCAAACCGTCAGAAGACTAAACAAGCAATGTCTGATGCACAGTTAATGCATGCACAAAAAATGAGTAGTGGGCAATTAGAGTATTCTGGAAAATTACTAGAAGCTAGACAATCTGATTGGAAGGACGAATTTATTTTGCTTTTGCTGTCAATTCCAATCGTAATGCTGGGATGGTCAGTCTGGTCAGATAATCCCGAACATATGGAAAAAATGGAATTATTCTTTTTGCATTTTGGAAATCTACCTTTTTGGTATCAAACAATTTTCGTAGGAGTCATTGCGAGTGTCTATGGACTTAAAGCAACAGATCTAATTAAGCGAAAATAGTTCAGATCTTTACAAAACGTAAATAGTTGCTATAACTACTATATGATTAGAGGTGATAGCACAGATTATGAATTACTTATTAAATGGAGTAAGGGATTCGATTGCCAAGGTTTTAAATCATGTGAAATCGGAGTTCGTGAAGGGCTTGGTTCTAAAATTATTATGGATAATATCATTAATAATTATATTCATGTTGGTGTGGATCCTTACGGTAATTTAAATTATCAACATTACGATAGCACAGGTTCTTACACTTGTGATTACACGGATCAGATGAGAGATACAATGCTAAATGATTTTTATTCTTACAGGAATGAAGGTAAGTTTACTTTATGTAACATGACCGATACAAAATTTATGAACCATACAGAACATAAGGATTCTAAGTTTGCATTTGTGCATTTTGATGGTCCCCACATGACTAAAGATGTTATCACTGAAGCTGTTTGGTTTGCGAACAGAGCAGCCCCAAAAACTAGATTTATTTTTGATGATTTTACTAAGTATAACCAAAGTTTAATAAACGAAACTCTTACACATTTTGGTTTCTTAGTTATAGAAGAGGGTGAAAACAAAATCTGTTTAGAAAAAAATGAATCTTGATCTAAATACACTAGACGCTATAAAGCACTATATTAATAAACAAATTAAACAAGTTAAAGAAGATATAGTGTACGGTATAGACACAATCGACAACCTCAAGTATGCTAAAGGGAAACTCAGCGGATTAGAAACGCTGCTTCAGGATCTTAAAGACCTGCAGAGAAATGAGGAGAATGTCGATGACGATAATACAAACGGATCCTTTAATAGGGATTAAAAAAAAGGGTGAGGCTGCACCTGATTCAAATGAAACAGCTATACCTACTGATAAAGCAGGTATTGATAAATACCTTGAACTAATACCGAAACCAGTTGGTTACAGACTTTTAGTTAGACCTTATTCAGGTCCTAAAAAAACTAAAGGTGGAATTATCTTTACTGACACAGCAAGCGAAACAATTCAAATGACAACCGTTGTTGGTTTAGTCGTTGCGATGGGGGATCTTTGTTATCAAGACAATGATAAATTTCCTAAAGGACCTTGGTGTGAAACAGGACAATTTGTAATCTACGGTAGATATGCCGGTTCAAGATTTAAAACAAAATATGGTGAGCACCGTATTTTAAACGATGATGAAATCATCGCAACCATAAGTAAACCAGAAGATATTCTGCATTTATATTAAACGTTAAGGAGAAAACATCATGGCTGATGCACAGGAGCGAGCTAACATACAACCTGAGGTTGAAATTGATCTTGATGACGTAAAGGAAACAAACGTCCAGGTTGAAGAAACTATACAGGAAGAATCAAAAGAACCAAATTTAAATTCTGGTGAAGTTGATTTAGGTTATACTGATCACGATAAAGAGCAACCAAAAGAAAAAGTTGCATATGAAGAAGTTCAGGAAGAACCACAAGAAGAAACAAAAAGCGAGGTAGAAGACCTTACTCAAGTTTCAGATCAAGTCAAAAAGAGAATTGATAAACTTACAAGAAAATTTAGAGAGTCTGAAAGAAGAGAACAGGCAGCTTTAGATTTTGCTAAAGGTTTACAAAAAAAGTATGAGGATTCTGAATCTAAATATGATTCTGCAGATGAGAAATACTTAACTGAATTTGATGCTAGAGTTGATTCTCAAAGAGAAGAAGTCAAAAGAAAACTGAAAGAAGCGATTGAAAGTAATGATTCAGATAAAATCATGGAATCAAACGACGAACTTGTTCGGCTATCTATTGAAAAAGAAAAAGCTAGGATTAAACTTGCAGATAGAGAGTCAAGATTAAAACAGCTTGAGGAACAAAAGAATAGCGTTAAAGAAGAGCCAAAATACTCAGAACAAGACGTAGTACCCGCACAACCTAGTACACGAGCTAGGGATTGGGCAGGTGATAATACGTGGTTTGGTAATGATAAAATCATGACCAATGCAGCAATGACGGTGCACGAAGATCTAGTGGGCATAGGTGTTGATGTAGAGAGCGATGAGTATTATAATGAGATAAACAAACGAATGAAGGAAAATTTCCCTCACCGTTTCGTTACTCAAGAGCAACGAAGACCCGTCCAAAAAGTTGCTTCTGCCGGTAGAACCCAGCAGGGACGTAGATCTGTGAGACTCACCAAGTCACAGGTGGCTATTGCCAAAAAATTAGGGGTGCCACTAGAAGAATACGCTAAATTCGTGAAGGAGGAATAGCAAATGAGTGATAAAATAAATAGAACTTCGCGCGCGTCTGTTGAAGTCGAAAAAAAGAGACTACAACCATGGACGCCACCATCATCTCTGGATGCACCACCTGCGCCAGACGGTTATTGTCATAGATGGATAAGAACCGAGAGTATGGGTTTTCAAGATACGGCTAACGTATCTAAAAAAATGAGGGAAGGTTGGGAATTTGTGAGAGCAGAAGAATTGAAAAATTCTACAGGTGATCATAATTATCCAGTCATAGCTCAGGGAACTTACGCAGGTTTGATCGGGGTTGCTGGCCTTGTGTTGGGAAGGATACCGGAAGAAATTGTTAAAAGCCGTGCTGAGTATTTCAAAAGAATTACTCAAGAAAGAATCGACGCGGTGGACAACGATGTCATGAAGGAACAACGACCTGAGATGCCTATCAATATTGATAGACAATCTCGCGTAACTTTTGGTGGTGGAAACAAATCCTAATGATTTGGTAATGTTCACTCCAAAAAAAAGTAAACAACTAAACGGAGAAAATAACTATGGCTAACACAGCTGAAAAATATGGTCTAAGACCTGTAAGAAAGTTAGATGGCTCTCCTTTTATTAATGCGCAAAACAGATATAGAATAGCAGCGAACTACGGTACGCCAATTTATCAAGGTGACTTGGTAAAACCTGTTACAGGTGGTGGAATCGAAAGAGCGGTTGCTAATACTTCTGATCTTGTTGTGGGCGTTTTTAACGGAGTGTTTTACACTGACCCTACTACTCAGAAACCAACTTGGAAAAACTATTATCCAGGAACAGTTAACGCTAGTGACATTGTCGCTACTGTCGTTGATGATCCAGATGTAGTCTACTCAGTTGACTCTGATGGAGCGTTCGCAGTTGCGGACATCTTCAAAAACTTTGCAATAACAACAGCAACAGGTAACACTTTATCTGGAATATCTGAAGTTCAAATGGACTACAGTGTTTCTGGCTTAACTGTAAGTGGAACTGTTCTTCAAGCAATTGACATATCGCAAGATACTAATAGTTCAACTGCTGGAAGCGTGAACGTAGATGTATTGGTTAGAATTAATAACCATTTCTATGCTCAAGGCACAGGCATATAATAGGAGAATATAAATTATGGCTATATCAAGATCACAACTAGTTAAGGAACTAGAGCCAGGATTGAATGCACTATTCGGCCTGGAATACAATAGATACGACAATGAGCATGCAGAGATCTTCATGACTGAAGCTTCAGACAGAGCGTTTGAAGAAGAAGTTATGTTATCTGGGTTTGGCACAGCAGCTACTAAAGCTGAGGGTGCTATGGTCACGTTTGACCAAGCTTCTGAAGTATATACTTCAAGATACACGCACAATACTACTGCGTTAGCATTTGCTATCACAGAAGAGGCGATTGAAGATAACTTATACGACAGATTAGCGGGCAGATATACAAGAGCTCTTGCTAGATCAATGGCGCAATCAAAACAAATCACAGCAGCTAACATTTTGAACAACAGTTTCGACACTGGTGGTTCATACAATGGTGGTGACGGTAAAGCACTTATTACTACTGATCACCCGTTAGCTACAGGTGGAACGTTCAGAAATGAACTTTCTACTGCTTCTGACTTGTCTGAAACATCGTTAGAACAATCGTTGATTGACATCGCGGCGTTCGTAGACGAAAGAGGGTTAAAAATAGCTCTTCAAGGTAGAAAAATGATAATTCCAAAAGAATTACAATTTACTGCTGAGAGAATTATGAACTCACCTTTATCTACAACTCCAGGTGGATCATCTGCGTTTGCGAAAAACGACATCAACGCAATGATGAACATGGGTATGATTCCAGAAGGTTACAGAGTTAACCACTTCTTGACTGATACTGATGCATTCTTCATTATGACTGATGCACCAAATGGCTTGAAGAACTTCATTAGAAGTCCTATCAAAACAGCTATTGAAGGTGATTTCGACACGGGTAACGTTAGATTCAAAGCTAGAGAAAGATACAGCTTCGGTTGGTCTGATCCTAGAGGAATCTTCGGTTCTCCGGGAGCGTAATAAGATACTTTATAGGGGCGTACTTTACGCCCCTATATTTAAAGTTTATAATAGGATTTATTATGGGATATAAAAGCGACGTACAAGCAACAAGATCAACTGCAGGTAATACAGGAACAGCTGTAATTGCAGGACCAATTAGATTAAGAGGAATTATCGTTGCTAACGATGGTGTTGGAGCTGGTCTTTTAGAATTAACAACTACTTCAAATACAGGTGTAACTTTATTTATTGCAGACTGTCCAACTGGCGATGTAATTAACTTTTCTTTTCCAGAAGATGGTATACCTTTTCCAAAAGGTATCTTTGTAAAAACAAAAACAAATATTGAAGCTTTCACATTATTAACTGATAAATATTCAGCGCCAGGATTAACATATTAGGTAGAACATGGATTACTATGCTGACTTAGGTATAGAGATCGACGGTTTCGCTAAAGGTGGTATGCCTGCGCGTAATAAAAAGAACTACCGAGCTACTAAATCAGGTGCGGGGATGACTACTGCAGGTGTTAAAGCTTACAGAAGATTAAATCCAGGATCAAAATTAAAAACAGCTGTTACAGGCAAGGTTAAAAAAGGAAGTAAAGCTTCAAAAAGACGAAAGTCCTATTGTGCAAGATCTCTTGGTCAACTAAAAAATGCATCAGCTAAAACAAGAAATGATCCTAATTCTAGAATAAGACAGGCTAGAAGAAGATGGAAGTGCTAATGATTAAGAATTTTAAAGACATAGTAATACTATTAATTACAAGTGGTGTTCTAATTTTATTAGGTACTATTATTGTTGGAGATTATATTGTAGCATTAGAAGAAAATAGACCAGTAGATGATAGTGTAATAACCTTAATGAAGATGTCGGTTACAGGATTAATTGGAGTTATTGGTGGTTACATTGGTGGTAGTAAATGAGAGATTCAAAATTAATAGAACAGTTCCTAAAAACAAAATATAAAAAAGTAAAAGAAATGATTTTATTTAGAAGCCTTAAAAAAGAAGTAGAAATAGGGGCTAACGGAACTCAAGACTATATTATTAAAAAGGGCGTAAATAAAGACACAATAGCTAAAAAGTAATGTCTAAAATATATTGGTGTGTTGTAGATATATTTATTTATCTTATGCTATCATTAGTTTTTTTAATAACTTTATTAGGAATATTTTTTAGAACCATGATAGATAAATTTTGTTATAAATTCTTTGGAGCATTAGATTCTATCTGTGAATGGATAGCTGAAAAGTTAGCTGGTAAAAGATGTAAGTGTAAAAAAGGAGTAAAGAATGATTGATCAAATTAAAGAACAAATTAAAGATGCAGCGATGCATTATTGGACAGACCACAAAGCAGCAGTAATTATTGTTTCGATTGTATTAATTATTGCAATTATAAAGTAGATTCTAATTAATATGGAGTGTGCTAGTGTGAACTATTATTTTACAGGAGCTTTAATTATTGGATTTATTATACTAACAATATTAGTGGCACCCTTATGAGTAGAAAAACTAATACTATGTTAATTGGATTGTTAGGTACGATCCTACTGGGACTTGCTACATGGACATTAGTCACACTTATAGAACTTCAGTTAATGGTAACTATGATTCAGTCGGACTTAATGTCTATTGATAAACAATTTGGAAGGGTTTATAATTTCATCGATTCAGTTAGACAAAAATAATGACAAATTGTAAAAAATGTAAAAAGGAATTCGAAGCTAAAGAAGAACTAGATATGTTCTGTAGTGACGAATGTAAACAGGAAGCACTAGCTGATCTTGACAGTGACAGCGATGAGTGTTTATCTTGTCAATAAATGAATCTTTCCCGAAATTTCACTCTTCAAGAATTAATTAAATCCGACACTGCTGTCCGTAAGGGCATAGATAACAACCCCAACTCAGATCAGATAGCAAAACTAAAATTACTGTGTGATAATATTTTACAACCCGTCAGAGATCATTTTGGTCCTGTAGTTGTGACATCATGTTATAGATCTCCAGAGTTATCAGTTGCAATCGGTAGTTCAGTTAATAGTCAGCACTGTGATGCGGAAGCCGTTGATTTCGAATGTCCAGGAGTTGATAATGCAGAGCTCTGCGATTGGATATATAGTAATCTTGATTTTGATCAAATGATTCTCGAGTTCTACAAAAAAGGAGAACCTAACAGCGGGTGGTGTCATTGTAGTTATGTTGAAGATAAACCTAGGAAGCAGTTCTTGCATGCATTTAGAGAAGAGGGTAAAACTAAATATAAACCAATAATAGGAAAGGCAGTAGATTTATAATGGCAATAACAAGAGCACAGATGGCTAGACAATTAGAACCTGGTCTAGGGTCATCAGATAAAAGAAAATTTGATAAAGTAATCGCAAAAAC